TGTTTGACGTTTCCCCGGTGACGTATGCGGCTTACCCTCAAACCGACGTTTCCGCGCGCTCCCTTTGGCCGGATGGCGAACCGGAAGAGATTCGCGCGCATTTGGCCCGATGCGGCGGTAGGGTGACGGTTTCTTTAGGCGTTAATGCTGGTGACTACCTGCGCGGTACGGGCGAAATGCTTCGCGCGGTGACAGAGCGGCGCGCGAGCATTGACGCGGCGTTGAACCATACCCGTCCCACCATTACGGGCCGGCTTGATTGGCACGTTGAACGCTCCGCCACAAAGTGAGCGGCTCCCCAGTAAAAAAGTTTAGCTTGAAGCGCGGGCTCTCGCCCGGTTTCCGGTGACATTGGATTGTCAGCGCGAGCGCGCGAGCGTGGCGGCGCATAGCCTGGGCTATGGGTTGGCCTACGGGAAAGATGCAAGACAAAATTCCAAATTCGAAAGGTAAATATGACTCCAAGGGAACTCCGAGAAAGAGCGGCGAAGCTTTTGCTTGATGCCCAGGCACTGGCGCTCAAAGAGAATCGCTCCGCCGAAGACAAGACAAATTTCGACAAAATGATTGCCGACATTGACAGCTTGGAAGAGCGCGCCAAGGAAATCGAAAGCGTTAATGCGCGGCTCGCAACTTACGAGCGCGGCAACGTGCCCCCGCGCGAGCAACCCGGCGGCGGCGCTCCTAATGCCGGCGCGGAAGAGCGAACCATCACCTTCCGAGATGGCGTCAAGAAAGAAGTGCGGCACAAGGCTTTTGAAATGTTTATGCGGTTTGGCAAGCGCTATGCCGAGGACGTGGCGTCAACCGGCTTGTCTGCCTCTGAGCTTCGCGACTTGACTACGATTTCCGGCGATACGGGCTATCAATTCGTTCCACAAGCGTTTTTCCCGGTTCTGACGGAAGCGAAGAAAGCCTGGGGAAATCTCATTGAGAAGGTTTACACCCGCGAGACCACTCAAGGCAACCCCATGAAAATGGCCTTCGCGAACGATACCGGCAATCTAATGACGGTGGTTGGCGAGCCCGCGAGCTTGACGGAAGTTGACCCGGCGCTTTCCAGTGCGGTTTTGAGTACCGATCAACTTACAACGCAGATCATTAAAATTTCATTGCCGGAGTTGCAGGATTCCGCATTCGACATGGACAAGTGGTTTCGGGACGAATTCGGCAAGCGCTACTGGCGCGGCTTGACCAGTCTCATAACCAACGGTTCTAGCTCTGGCAACATCGAATCCATTCTTAACCAGGATTCCGGCGCGTATGTAACATCGCTTTACGCGAACGGCATCGGGTACGAAGACCTGGTGGCCCTGTACGGCGCGCTTGACCCGGCATACATTGACGACGCGGTGTGGGTTATGAAGAGCACTACGCGCGCGTTCTTGCTGGGGGTGAAAGACGGCTTCGGGCGTCCCCTGTATACCCCGAATCCCACAAGCGGAAAGCTTGACCGGCTACTCGGCCAGGAAGTGGTTCTTGACCAGTACCTGCCGGGCATCGCGGCTTCTACCACTTCCCCGGAATACACAAATCAGCCATTGCTTTTCGGAGACTTGAAACAGGGGTATCTCTTCCGTCCTGTGACCCCTGGCCTTGCTATTGCGCGCTTGAACGAGCGCTATATGGACAGCTTGGAAGTCGGCTTTATCGGGTACTGCCGCGCGGGTGGAATCATCACCGACGCGGGAACCCATCCTATCGTTGTTCTGAACCAGGCGACTACGGGCAGCTTCCCGACGTCTGACTAAGCTTGACCTTGCGCCCTTCGCGGGGCGCGGCTCTCGGGGCCGGGTTCCATCCTCCTTTCCCGGCTCCGAGATTCTTTTTAACTACTGAGACACAGAGGCACAGAAAATAAATTCCCATGATTCTCAACCTTAAATTGATGCAGGGGCCGGAGATTGAGCCTATCACCCTGGCGCAAGCCTATGCGCAGTGCCGTTGTAATGCAAGCAACGATGACGGCTTGTTCCCGGTACGTATTCAGGCGGCGCGGGAACTCTGCGAAGCTTACACGCATCGGGCCTTCTTTAATCAGACCTGGCGGCTTTCCTTGCATCATTTCCCGTTTTTCGATTGGACGACGGGAACCATGCCCCCGACGTGGAAGCGCGATATTTGGTTTTTCCCTTACGCTTGGCCGGCGTATCAAATCAAGGTACCCCGCCCTTCCTTGGTTTCCGTTACCAGTATTACGTATCTTGATAATAGCGGAAATAAGGTTACTCTTGACCCTTCGCTCTATTACGTTGACACCACAAGCGAGCCGGGCATTATCGTACCCCCGACGGGCCTTGAGTGGCCGTACCCTAACACTTACTTGCCGGGCTCCGTTCAGATAACCTACGTGGCGGGAAGCTACGGCGACGGGGAAGGGAACAATACTTGCCCGGCGCGCGTTACCCAGGCGATTCTCCTGCTCGTGGCCGATATGTTCGAAAACCGCGAACAAACGAGCGCGTTAACCATGAAAGATTTGCCCATGGGCATCGCGCGGCTGTTAGAGGGCGAAGTGTTTACGATTTTCGGTTTGGAGAACAATTAAGATGGGGCCGGGCGTGGACGTTGAGTATGTGGAGTGGTGGGGTGTGAGACCTTACGAGACGGCGGCAATCGACATTCGGAAGGCGGCGGAGCTAAGGCGGGAGCATGAGGCGAGACAGAATACAAGCGGGAAAGTTGCGGTACGCGGTTCGGATAATGAACCTGGCAAGCGAGCAGGACGGGTTCGGCGGACCCGTAACGAGTGACGCAACCCCCTTTGCTACCGTATGGGCATCTATTGAGGCGGTAAGCGGCAAAGAGTTGTACTCCGCTCAGCAGATGACGGCGCAAGTCACGCACCTGGTAACAATCCGGTGGGTTCCCGGCGTTAAGTCGAAAATGGACGTCTGGTTTACCGACCTTATCGGGAGCCCGGCGGCTCCCTTGACGCGGCAATTTCAAATTCTGGACGTTCAGAACCCGGACGAGAAGCAGCACGTTCTACTTCTCTACTGTATTGAGCGCGACGATAGCGCCTATGAAGTGGCGGGGCAATAATGGCTGAAACCTACGGAAACGAGTACATGACCGTCAAGGTTGACGGGCTCGCGCAATTGCAAAGGAATTTTGAGCGCTTCCCGCTCGCGGTGGCGCGCCGGCTATTCCGCGAAGCACTCCACGCGGCGGGCGAGATATGGCGCGGTGAAATGGAAGCGCGCGCGCCTAAACTTGCGAAGGTTAAGTTGAGTGAAAACCCCAAAGAGGTACGCATACCGGGAGACCTAGCCCGGCACATCGGCGCGCGAGTTGAAGTGAATTCAGACCTACGGGCATCGGTACGGGTTGGCCCGTCAAAATATACTTTTTGGGGGCTCTTTCAGGAAATCGGCCGGAGGGCGGCGGGCACGGGCTCAAAACTTCCGGCGCTATTTGGCGGCGGCAAGGGGCGGCGCTCGGGTGGCTCTTCCTTTATGGAGGCGCAACCCTTTGTTAGACCGGCTTTCGAATCGAAGGCCGAGGCGGTTCTTAACCGTTTTGTGGAAGAGGGAAACCGCATAGTAGCCGAGGAGATACGGAAAAATGTTTGAGCAAGGCTTGTTTTCGTTCCTTTCCGGCGCGCCGGCAATTGTGGCGCAATTGGGCGGGAGCCCCAGTGCGCGCGCGGACGGTACGGTGGGGGTCTTTCCCTTGCAACTCCCCGAGTCTTCCACTCTGCCGGCGCTTGTTTATTCGGTTGTGGGCCGGGGAAGCGTTAACTCGACGGCGGGAACGAACCGGGCGGTAATGAAGCGCGTTCAAATCGACTGTTACGGGCGGCACTACGGAGACGCCAAGGTTACGCAAGCGGCGGTCAAGAAAGCGGTCTTAGCCTTGCGCGGCGCGCTCAGGGACGGCACGGTGGTTTCCGGGGTCTTGGTGAATTCCGAATTAGACGCCTTTGAAGAGGCTCCCTTTCTTTATTGCGCGGTTCTCGACTTTAATTTCTTTCTGGTTGACCCGCCCTAACGCGCATTTTCCGTTTCAATTTCAGATAACCCGGCGGGGCCGGGCTTGAGGATTCAGGTTTCAACCTGAATCCTGAATCCTGAATCCTTTCGAGGAGTTAAATCAATATGAGTACTGAGTACACTCAGAGTCACGCGATTCCGGCGGGCATAGGGCTTATCCTGGGAATCGGTAGCGGCTCTCCGGTTGAGTTTACAACCGTAGGCGAAACTAAGAGTTTTGCCGGGCCGAACATGAAGAACGAAACTGCGGACGTCACCAATACGCAGAGCCCCCAAGGGGTCAAAGAATTCAAGCCAACCCTGACGGACCCCGGCGAAGTCTCCACG